TCGTTCTCATTCCATCTTAACGTTCGTGCTTTTGCGTGTCAAACCTTCATATAATGCTGAATGTCCATTCTTCCCGTGTTGTTTTTCTTTTGCTCCAACCAATAATCAATAATTTCAATCAAAGTCGGAGACGCTTTTTTAGGCTTTCTCATCGTATTAAAATAAAAAGTGATAGTAATGCACCAAACGTGCCTATAAACAGCGTTAAACCGAACGTAACGACCCTTAAAAACTCTTTGTGTTCTTCATTCGCTGGGGTGACTTGGTCTAACAAGTCGTAAAAGTGTTTTTTCATAGTTAATTGTTTAATTGTTTGGTACAAATATACGTTATTCTTTTTAATATAGTTACATTTTTTTCAGGTATTTTTTATTTAAACTAAAAAACCCCTACCGAAGTAAGGGTTCTCGTTAACAATTAACCTATCAATTATGAAGAATTGACTACAAATATAGTTACTTTAATCTTCTGAGCAATACCTTTTTAATAATATTGCCTACAAATTTTAACAAACCACCTTGTGCGTCAACTTTCACCTCAACGTTGTCAGCGGTTTTATTAACTTGTACATCAAGTTTTTTAGAATCGTAGTTAACTTTTAACTCTCCGTCTTTACGTTCAACATTAACATCGATGTTTTCCGTGTCAACATTTACGTTTAAATTTTTCTTTGCCATTTTATTGTTCGTTTGTTGTTATTACTCCTTTTGGTGCTAAATGCACTTTTCTTACGTTTACTGGTTGTGCAACCTTCCAAGCGGTTCGCCTTGCTTTAAATAATCTGCTCTTTGCAATTCTTGAAATACTAACTGAATTTCCTTGATTGCCACCCAAAACGTGATAATGCGTTAAATCTTCTCCGGCATATATTCCAACGTGACCGCCACCATTTCTTCTAAATGTTAGTATATCGCCTAACATTGGTTCGCTTACAGGATTACCCCAATTACTCCACGATAAAGCCCATAATGGTTTATCTACTACGTCTAACCCTGCCATTTTACAGCAATAAGCTATAAACAAACCACACCACGGAATCTCGTCTGAATTGTAAACACTTGCTAACTTAAGTTCTTTAGCCCAACCTAATATAACAGGGTTGTGTTCTTTACCTACTATTTCAGTTACCCCGATTTGTTTAACAGCTTGAACTAAAACACGGGGTGCTTTTTCTTCTTTTAACCAATCGTAATTCATTCAATCTCTATTAATTCATCTTTTGGTACAATAGCAAAATGAGTAGTGTCATTAATTGGCTTTGAAGCCGTGTTATTATTTTTCCCATAACAATCATATAAACGATGTTTTAAATCTTGAACATCGGAATGAGTATACCATAACCACAAAGCAAGAACACCAGTTGCCCCCTGCTTTTTGATTATTTCTATAACTTTGCTTACGTCAATCATTGCACTTCGTATTTTGGTAATTCTACGTTATTAACCCAGTCAATAATATCTTGGTCGCTCCAATCTTCCGTGTAAGAATACCCGTAAAAATCTATTCCAAAAATTGCAGAAGATGTCGTTAGCAATACATTTGCACTACATACTCTGTTTATAATATCATCTGTTACTATTGTAACGGTTACAACAGGGTTAGTAATTGTAACGTTGAATTGAGGAAATTTATAAGTTGCCATTTTTTATTTTTATTTTAAGTTAAAGTTGTTTCTGTTACGGTGAATGTTCTTACTCTGAAATAGGTATATGATGTTGATGTTGTCTTTGATGCTAAATTCATTACGCCAACATTATTCAAAACATACGCTTGTGTTGTTGCAGCGAGATTTGTTGTTGAACTCCAATAGACTCTTCCCGATGAAGATAAATTCAAAGGTGAATAATTCAATATATTATTTTGGTCATTAGCAAAGTTCATAAGATTCATTATTTCCCTAATATTTGGCAATCTCCAACCACTTGTAAAAGTTCCAACTGAATAAGAAAGTGAATCATCAATAGCAGTATTCCAAGTTTGACCCGTTGCTATTGCTACTCGTGAAATTCCTAATACAGTTGAACCATCGTAAGTACTCCAATCAATTACAATGTTATTAGTGTAAGTAGTTCCGCCTAATTCGTCCGTAAAACGATTCGTGTTTCCAAAAGGATTATCAGCACTTAAAACACTAAATGAAGTTGCCCTTCCAGCTTCTAAGTCGCCATCGTCACCTGTTCGGTAGGAAGTTGTTTGTCCGCTTTTCATTAACGTAGCACCAACGGCTGCTTCACCCGAACCGCTACAGCTAAAATATTCCTGTGCAATCCCCCAACCTATTTCGTTATTACAAGCACCTTCTCCCCATCCTATGTCATTTGCCATAATTTAATTTTTTAATATGTTTTGCTTAATGTGAATATTTCAGAATAAATACTATCAGCTGCATTTGCTGCTCCCCATTGTGCTGTAATATTTAATGTGTTTGAAATGGTAGTATCAAATGTTGTATTGTTAACTATACTAAAATTAGTCCCTTCAAAATTTAACCCCGAATTTTTAGTGTATGAAAATATTCCACCTGACGCTATTGAAGCAACTGTTGTCGCTCCTAATGCTCTAATTGTAAAATAAACATTTAATTCCCAATGTTTATTAGTTGCAGTATTAAGTGCAATTATTCCAGTGTCCGCTAATAAAACCGAACCCGATTTTACTCTTAATTGAATTGTCGCTGAACTATTACAAGAAATATGACCTATTAATTTAGCGTGAAAACTATCGCCAACAGCAAAACCATTTGCAGGAATTAATAAACTACCTACACCCGTGCCTATTAATGTGCTTTCAGTTGTAGTATTTGTTATAGTTGTACTATTTGCCGTTTGAGTAAAAAGACGAAAATTAACATTGTTTCCGTTTACTCTTTTTGTAACGTAACCAGCCCCTAAAACCTCAGCAATAGGAATTAAGTCAGTTTGTGCTAAACTACTTCCCTTTGCTGTTAGTTCCGATATCTTTACTTTTGCCATCTAACTTTTTTAAATAAACGATTAATTTATTAATATTTTCCTTTTTTGGTTTGTATGTCTTCATAAAATCCAGCCGCCGTAGTTAATATTATCACTTGGGTAAACATCTCCCGGTTCGTTTGCATCGTACTCAGGAAATAAAGCCGAGTTATTTATTATGTAATCTAAATACCTTGAAGTGTATCTATCCGCTAATGTTTTATAGTATTCACGTAAATAGTCAACTTCGTTTTTTTCTACGTTTTCAGCGTTCTCACTTGAATGTTTATAAACACCTTTGTTGGCTATTGTATAAGCTGCGTTCGGCATATATTCGTACATCGCCCAATAAATCAGCATCCATTTAACGTGACCTTCTAATAAAAATTTATAGTCTTCGTTCCCTGCGTCGTTTACCTCGTTATCTTCAATCAGTTGTTTTAATTTGTCAACTAACTTAGTTCCTAAATAATTCTCTATTTGAACGTCTTGAGCAATCTTAATAAACTGAATAAATTTGTCCGTGTCTACATTGCCATTTAAAGCCGTGTAACGCACTATATCGTCTCGTGTTATAAAAAGTATTTCAGCCATCTTATTTTCTATAATATCCTCTGTCTTTTCGGTCAATCATTCTTTGACTTACTAAACTTGGGTTTTTAACTACATAACCTAATTTTTCAGCTTTACGCCCAGCGATTTGTTTAGCCGTATTTATATCAATAGCTTGACCTTCAAAAGTTGCGTAAACTCTTTTGTTCCACCTATGGTAGCAATTTGGTCCACCTTTATAAAACCAAATTGAATAAGTCGGAGCTCCATCAATTCCAAAGCCAGCATTTACTGATTGACCACCCATTTTTATAATATCTTCTTTCCTATAAACTTTATTAGCTGACATCATTGCGCTACAAAACGGTCTTCCTTTTCCTGACTTACCGCCAGTTTCTCCAGCGTAAACATACCGAGTTAAAAACTTTATTCCATCTATTACGGCATCTTGTTCACTTCGCAAATTAGGTCTTGGGTCTCCTGTTGAAACTAAATTAACAACTTTAGATAATAAACTTTGCTTAGGCTCTTTACTTAGTAATTCGTTTTCGGTTTCATCCGTATCGTAATTAACTTCGTATTCGTCTATTAATATCCAGTTAGGGTTTTCATCTTCACCTAAATCAATTAACGCTTGAGCAATTTTATCGCCTTGTGAACTTAACATAGTTCCCGTTTCTTCTGCTACTTGTTCTTCATTTTGTGCGTTTTCTACGTCCGTAAACTCTAAAGGTTGTAACGTTCTAAAAGCCAATTTAAGCGATATTCCGTTAAAAGCTAATATTCTATCCAATGAAGCTATTAAAAGGTCTTGAAACGGCTTAATAACCATATTATCAAATAATATACTTGAGTTTCTTAACTCGTCAGCATTTGAACTAAACCCATTACCCGAAGCAATCCCAAAAAGAAGCGGAGAAGTTACGTTATGACCTAACATAATTTTGCGTAAACATTCCTCACTTAAGTAAGTGTAATGCTCGGGTGCATCATTCAACGGTATATCTTCAACCGTTGTTTTGTTTTCGGGGTTGTCGTTAAAACTTAC